CATCTGGGTTGGTTACTTTCAATCCCAACTCGATGTATCCTAGACCTCTATAGTCCTCACGGGGCTGGAGCTTGTCCAGAACCACATTGATTGACCGATACAGGTCAAGACGCTTTGATGTAGCGTCCGCGAAAAACAACATACTATTGATCTCTGGCACTTCAGTACGATACTTGTGCGAGGTATCAATATAACGAGCCTGATGGATACGGCCGATCGCGGTCGATTCCTTGTCATGCTCTACCAGAACTGGCTTTAGGGGCTTATCTGGCTCCGTCCAACGGTAGACCGAGTCTTGCATGCGGTCCGGACGGTAGAAGCGCTGGTTGCCATTGACTATACCAGAGTGGGTAGCCTCAACCTTTACCAGGAGGGACTTACCTGTTGGCTCCGAGTCATCTCGGCATTCAGCTAGATTCTTTTTGCTGCGGTCGACTTCTTTAACCTTTAGGTTAACGAAGTCTCGCATGTACAGGAGACCCATGGGAGCCTCCTTATCTGCGGCCGCGGAAGGGCGTTGCCTTGGAAATGTCCCCGATCTGGGTAGTTAGGAACTTCTCAAACACTTGGCCGGGCTTCACCTTACCCGCCTGCTGCAGGTTATTCATTACCTGAGGCAGAGGACCGTTCATCATGTTCTGCTTCTGGTCCCTGGTCGGGGCTACTTTCGGTTGATTCTTCGGCATGTGTTTCCTCGAAGTAGTTTGAAACAAGATCGGTGAGTAGAACCGACATTATGTCGGGATCCGTAGTCTGTGCGACTCGGTCTTTCGCCAACTGGCGGAAGGTATCTAGCGTCATTCGATCCTGATTAGTATAGTAAATCCCAGCCTCGTCACGTAGGCAAGTCTCGACGTACTTATCGATTACGGCGGCTGAAGCCTTACCCCAGCTGGCAGCCGAGAAAGTACCCTCTGCCTTCAGACGGTCTATTTCAGCCACAAGCTTGTCATACAGGAGGCTTGGATCCATGGATGACCTTGCAGAATGCGGGTCTAGATTGCGTCCATACTGATTTGCCGGGCGATTCTTGTTGGCAACGGACTTAGCTCCTGCACTGGCCTTGCTGGGGCCTTTCTTACCTCTCTCCCCAGCTGCCTCTGCACCACGGACATACATGGCTTCAATCATACCCTGGTTCTTCAGCGCGATACCCTTCTGCTGCAAATCCAGGACATGCAAGTTATAGTGAGTCAACTGTGCATCCTTCTTGGTATAAGGAACACGCTGCAGTTCACGACGAGCTTCGTCTTCACTGAGCAAATGGTTGTTGAACAGCTCGATAACGTGATTCTGCCACTTGATGTGACCATCAACGTCAACGTCTGGGAAGACAAGGTCTACGTCTGCAAGAGCATTCTGAACAGAGAGGTTAGTTGGATTCTCTTCGAACAGCTCCTTGAATATGAACATCTTGAACTGGCCGCAGAACCAGTTAAGATCGGACTTCACGGAATCCTTCAAGTTCTGAGAGACGTTCTCGGCTGTAGCGCGGTTGCCGGTATCAGTCTCACCCATATCAATAGGCGATACACCCAGGCCAGTAAAGATACGGGCCTTGTAATGCTTCATGATCTCGGAAGGATCCGGAGCTTCACCTTTGATACCAACGACGTCTACGGCGACACGTTCGTCAGTGATGAATACACCTTCTTTAGGCATATTCTCAAGCTCTGCCTTGATAAGGTCGACTTCTGTGATCCCGTCAACCAACATGGTAGCGGGTGCATCCTCTGAACCGACCTTAACATGAAACAATGGGAAAAGGTGGTTAATGAGGAGCATTTCCACATTTTCTTCAAGACGGCGGAGAGCAAAAATATCGTCTCGCACGGATACGGTACGCGGGGTTCCATAGACATGTCCTGGCTTGACGTCCCATCTGAAATGGACAACGTCTTCCAATCTGTAGTCCTTATACTTGCGCGCGGAGCCGTAGTAACGGCGCCACTTGATGATCTCACCCTTCTGGTTAACGAACGGGAAGATAGAGTGAGGAGGTAGAATCATGTAGGCAGCTACAGGAGTCTTATCATCATTCTTCTCATTTGGTTCGCCGCCGGAAGCTTCTTCATCACGGATCTTCAGCAAGAAACAGTTCGAGATAATGAGCAAGTTGTAGAGAATGTCCTTGATGAAGTTCTCTGTAGTCATGCCCATCATGTAGCCAATCTGATTCATACGGCTATTGACGTACTTAGTAAAGCGTGAGTTCATGCCCTCAATCTTGAAGCCCTGGCGGAACATCAAGGAGTGCTTGCGCTTTGTGGCCTGCATTAGATACGCTTCGGTATCGATCATTGTGAATGGTTCATACTGATCGTACTCAGGCAGAATCGTACCATAGTGGCCGTAGTAGCTATTGAGATAATCCTTCTCTTGTTCGATCTTCTTGCGGATCTTCTTCTCAAGCTGTGGTAGATCTTCGGAACTCGGTGCAGCGTCAAGCAGCTTTATCACACGATCAAACGAGGCTCTCTCTTCATCCCTATCTTTCCATGTGAAAGCATCCTTTGACTTAGGCTCAAGTGGAGTGCAGTTACGGAAGAGGTCATACGCACCGCGGATGCGCTCACCTACAGTCAGCTGATGAATACTGTGCTGACTACGATCGCCAAGACCAAGAATGATAGGATCGAGGTTCTTCTTGCTCTTCTTCATGTCTACAACAGCGAAGGACTTGCCGTAAACCTGGCCTCTCTTCTTGCGCTCGAGATTGTCGATACGCAGTTGTAGATTGAGAGCCTTCTGCTCTTGCAAAGTGATGAGAGGCTCCTCAACAGGTTTGGTTATCTTCTTAGCCTTAGGCATAGCGCACCTTATACAGAGAGATTAATCGGAACACGTAGTTGCTGAGTGGTTATTTGCTTGACACCACCCGATTGAAGTACAGCTTGAACATTCGTCGGAGCTGTAGGTATAGCAGGGGGTGTAACAACAAGGGTGTTCCCGTCCACAGCATACGACGACCCGCTTTGCGATGATAAGCTGCTGACAAGAGTTCCGAATGACTGGAGTCCGACATTGGGAGTCACCGCATTAGTGTTTAGGCTAGTAGTGTTACCTACCGCTGTGGGCGTATTGGCCCCGGATTTCACGATCGACTGAATGATACCCAGCGAGGAGCTTAGTGACTTCAGGCTGGTTAGAAACTCAGTTGTATTGCCTTGGTTCGTTAGCTTGCGCAAACTCAAGCGCTGGATTGAGGCCGAGACAGTCTGGGACTGTCTGACCGAAGCTGATTGTGACCAAGACAGGTTAGCACTGAGTAGCTGTAGGCCTTCTGGTATACCACTCAGCGTGGCTGCTTGAGCCGCAGTGATTGGAGGCGGAGCAAACCCGCCGGCCGCAACAGAGACCGAACCAGTGATTCCTACATTCAGTATACTACCAATATTGAATGATGCCATAGCAGATTGCAGGGTTCCTATAGCACCGCCAAAGCTGGCCGAAGGACCTATAGCTACTTGATTCAGATAGTCAAGATTGCCAGCATGAGATCCTACATCACTGAGCAGTCTAGGAAGAAGCTGATTGTCAACACTATCGTGTGCACTCTTTATTGCAGGCTGATGCTGGAAAGCAATCAGGTTCTGCAACATTGCTATCATCCTATTAAGGTCCGAGGTTGGCTGAGTAGATAGCGTAGCCACGACAGACGGTAGAGACGTTTCAGTTGGATCGGGGGAAGCCACCACCTGGTAGATCCCCGCATAACTTTGTTGCCACTGATCCAGCACTCCATTGAGTTGCTCCGACAAACTATTGCTAACATCAACCGAAGCTCCATTCAGATCCCGGTCAGACGAGCCCGATGGATTCTGAGTAGTAGCTAACTGTGCCGGTGTCAACTGCGGCACCGACAGAATAGGATAGCCCATCAGGGTGTTAGTCAGGGAATCGAAGATCACCTGGTCACCCTGCAACGAGCGAAGTAGAATGGGAAGAGTCTGGTTATACTGCCCGGTGCTAATCAGGGCATTCTCAAAAGCCCTACTAGCTAGACTTACATCCGCGCGCTGCAATGGCTGAATCTGCACCGGAGAATCTGGTGAGTTCAGTAGGTCGAATCGAAGAAAGTTGATGTCCGTCTGCAATAGCTCCGTATACATCGTCATATCCATCGATGTAGGAGCATCTGTCACATTATAGATACGGGACAATGCTCGAGCCAGATCCGGATTCGCTGCCAAATCAAAGGTAACGCCAAGCCCCTGGACCAAGGAAAGCAGAGCTTGCTGCAGATACGCTGCTGTATCATTCATGTCCGACAGTCGAGTCACCAAAGCTGCAGCATTGCTATTGGCAGCTGCACTACTGCCAAAAGCACTAGAAGTACTTACCGCGGTCCCTACTGGATTAGTGCTGGGAGAGAGCACGCTAATCGGCGGGATCGTCGGGGGCGGAGTGTAGCTAAACTTGATCGGTTTGAAAGACACGTTAAGTTACCGACTTAATAGTACTGTTGAAAGACGCTTGGCTAGTAAGAATATCTTGTGGTGCAACCAGAACATTCTGAATACCTACTAGGGACAGCACTTGACTGCCTAGAGGCGCACTGCCAAATGCGGGGATGTGAATCAACGTAGCCAACATCTTTGCGTTGTTCAGGATCAGATTCTTAATCAAGCTCCAAGCTATACGCAAGGTATGGCTTGTGGAGGAGTACAGATTCATCTGGAACTTGAAGTCAGACAAGCTGTGCCAGTCTTGATTCATCAAGCCCTTCATAGATCCATATTGCAGATTCTGCCGGCCGGGCCAATCCTGTAGCTTAGTCTGTAGATTCAGACCTAATGAGACATGGAACTGGTCCAGTATACCACTGGCAAGATTACTCTGAACCTGGTCCGGCATTTGGTTTCACACCTCTACGAGGAGCTATAAAAGCATTATCAAAAGGATTACCTTGAGGTCTTTGGTACTGACCTTGGATGGTGTTCGGCTGAGAACGCGACGGCACTCTGCTGTTCTGCCCAGGCGGCCGGAAGGCAGCAGTTCTACTTGGAACTCTTGAGCTAGCCACTTTGTTCTTGCCTGGGATTACG